CAAAGTAAAAGCGACATCGAACGGCACCCCGTTGCGGACCAAATAGAGGCTGTCCACCAAATCGGGGTGCCGGCTCAGTTTCCCGGGTCTAAGCGCGCCTCGCTGCCACCGCCATTGTCCGTCAGACATTCGGCGACAGCGGCGATGCCGTCATCACCCAACCGCTGCACCAATGCCTCGAGCTGCGCTTCGGTAACCGGTGGCGGTACCGGTACCGAATCGATAGCGCTGACCGACACCGCCAGCATCGCCATGCCGAGATAGGGTGCGTTCTCCGCCAGCTCCGCGCCGATCGCTTTGAAGAGCCGCAGCCGGTCAAGTGCTCCCAGCCGCCGCACCGTGAACACCCGTCCGCCGCTATCCCGCGTCGTCAACACGCTGTCCGATGCCGCCAAAAGCGCGCCAGTTGGTGTATTCATCAAACGCGCTGCCGCTGCGTGGCGAAAAACTCCAGCTTCTGCTTCACGCTGGCATCGCCTTTCCACAAGCCCGAATTCACCAGTTTGAACACCACCCCGCTATACTGAAAGGTCGACGTCGATCCATCTACCTCGGCGACGTATTGGTAAACGGTGCCGGCCGGCAAACTGCCCTGCGTAAAGAAAGCAAGCTCGGCCGCCGCAATGAAATCATCCACCGCGCTGGTGCCACGCTCCACCTCGAAGCTACCTTCCCAGCCCTTCGGCAACTCCGCCCCCATGGGAACACCGTCCAGCCGATCGAGCCGGACCGACTGCGTAATCTGGCGGCTCTCAAAGCCCGTAACATATGTCAAATCCACCCGCCCGAACGGCCCCATGACAACAAGCTGGCAGTCCCGGCCGATGGAAAACGAATTAATTGGCATGGCAAGCTATCTCCCAGATAATCATGCGGCCCAGTTCAACTCATTCCGCCAGGCAGCACCTGGCGCTGTACGGCTACGGTCTGTCCGCCCTCTACGTTAACGATGAACTTCTCATTGATACCCTGGAACTGAACTTGCGCATCACTTTGCACAAAGCCAAGGCTCGTGCGGCTCAGTGGGTTATTGCTGATGTCACAGATAACGGAAAAAGGCAGCTGGCCGTTGATGCTGCCCAATATCCCCTGGCCAAGCAGAGCCTGCAAAAAACTTAGCTGGGTCGCGCGGATTCGCTGGAACAACGATGAATTTATCACCTGCCCCACGAACTGCCCCATTCCCGCGGCCAGCGTGGCGGCGATGAAGTTCGTCATTCTCGTGTAATTATCGCCGTCGGTCGCTGGGTTATTCGATGTATTATGTCCGCACCGCACGCCCCAATAAGCACCCCCCGGCTGCGGATTGGCAATCACGTCAATGCCGGACAGGAACAATGTCTGTAGTTCGGCTTCACTGTAGGTTGCCGACTGACCAGTTCCCGGCATGCCGGAGCGCTGTGAACCAATGATGCTGTAGATCGGCTTATTCAGGCTCGATTGCTCGGGCGACAGATTGGCCATCCGTCCCGCCACGAAGCCTTGGGGCGAAACCAGACGCGTTATGTTATTGCTCTGGTCTGACCAATAGATCCAATCGCCGAACATCAATTTTGCTGAAAACGAATTCAGCCCACTTTGTTGCATTACCGTCACAGCATCGGTAATCGTGTCGCCGGCTGGACCCACTAAAATCATATAGACGCCCTCGGATGCGCCGAAGGCCGCCTGTGTGGCCCATTGGGTCGCATCGTCCGCATCGGCGAGTAGCCCAAGGCTGCATCCCTGGCCCCGAAGCGCATACATGCCCGTCCGCGGCAGACTGTCCTGGCCCACCAGTTGCCGCGCGGTAACGCCCGCCGCGCCATCCGTCCCGCCCAACAATGGCTGGCCAGTGAATGCCGCAGGGCCGGTGCCCGTTGCCGTGCCTAAGGTTGCGACAACCAATTGCGAGGGGCCCTGCAGTAATCCGGTGCCGGTATTTACCGCCGTCACCAGCGCCTGCCAGAACACCAGCGGTGTCACTCCTGGAAGGTTGTCAAAAACTTCTGGCACTTGCCCCGGCCGCGCCATGGTCAGCCGCCAGGTATTGATGGCACTCCCGGAAGCGAGCGATGCCACGATAGAATTACCTTGCGAACCAGTGTATCGCGCCGTCAGCAAGGCCGCATAGGCACCCCCCGCGAACCCTATTGCGTAGGTAGCGGCCGTATCGGTCCCATCGGTTACGCGCACGCAGCGGAAACCCGAGGCGCCCTGTTGCACAGCGGTGGCCACTTGCGTGCCCATATCGTATTTGCGCGCCATCACCGTACCTAGTGCAGTGGCGTAGTCGGCCATGGTCCCAACGATAACGGGCTGGTTCACTGGCCCCCAGGGCGCCGTGCCGACCACGCCAAGCAAATTCGTCGGCACGCCGTTCAGCACCAGATTTTGGGGCGGCACGATCTGGACATACAAATCGGGTACAATAAGACCCGTTGTATTCAAGCTGCCTTGTTGATTGATCTGCATGTCATACCTCTCGGCCGTGCGGTACAACCAGCCCAAAACCGGCCACGCGCACCACGTGATGGGCATGCTCACTGCCCAGTACCGCCACCATCTGCGTCGGGTTGTCGATCAAATCCCCCGGGCTGTGACCCGCGAACGGTCGCACGACAACCAATATCCCCTCCGTCATGGGCCCTCCCTCAAACGAAAATTGTATCGCCGCGCCACGTCAAATCTGGAAACAATACGGTTGGCGTCTGCACGCTTGTTGTTGTCCCATATTCAATCGTGTAGATCAGGTCACGCCGATAAATCGACGATGCCTGATCCTCGTCCACGCTTTTCGTCGCGTGGTAGCGCAACCGTCCGCCTGTTCCGTCCGCCAGTTCAAGAAACGTAACGGTGGCTAGTCCGCCGCAAACTATTCCACACGCCGCGTCTCGCGACTGTGGCGTCGGCGCCCACACCGAAATACGGAACTCCTGCTCCTGACGCGCCCATTCCTGCAATCCGCTGGCTGGCGCGCCGGTTCTCGCGGTCACGGTCGTCACGCCCGGCACCGTAAGTGTCGCGCCATTCACCCAGCAAATCGTGTTCGCTCGTATCGCATCGCCAAGGGCCGCGGCCACCAGCGCGGCCGAATCGCCCGGCTGGGCGGCGTACACGTAGGCCTCTGGCTGAATCAAAACCCCCGCCAGATCGCCTCTCGACGCGACACCCGAAAAAACGGCCGAGTTTCCTTGCACCGACACGCCCACGACGGGCTGCAGCGCGGTCTCAAACGTTTGCACACCCCAGCGCGTGGTATTGCGCGTGTGGTCAGGCACGGGGAACACACCGATGTTCAACACGCCACGCCTGCGGTCGTCCAGCAATGCGGAGCTTGTCGGCATTCCTCTAAACACTTTAACCGGCAGCGCCAGGGCGCTCGCCGTCCCAGGTCCGGCCGGGTACAAAAGCGCGATAATGGCACCCACCAATGCCATCTCGACGTCCGAAAGATCAGCCATGGCGCCTCAACAACAATTATCGTCCTCGCGGCGTGAGCGCAAATACAAATCCCACTCGCGCTCAAGTTCAGGCTTGTTGCCAGCCCATTCCAAAACGCCCCAACTGTTGCGCTTCAAATCTGTATCGGGATCGAACCCATGGCGCACGAACATGTCCCACCGATCCAGATAACCACGCTTCTGCTTGCTGCCGTGAAAACGGTGCTCTATAATACCGGGAACCGACGCAATTCGACCGTTCACGTAACGCCGGGCGCGTTCTTGCCACCGCGACAGATGCGCACGATACGCAGCGCTGGTACCCGCCGGCCAACTCCGTTCCACCTCGCCCACTAAAGCCAGGGCCATATGGTGATCGGCGCTACCCATCCCGCCAAGTTCGAACAACCCGCCGGTCCAGTCCAGAAACTCCCGCCGGCACGCCCAGAAATACCCGCTATGCGGATATTGCTCATAGCCGCCGTCAAACGCCCAGAAGTTTGGCCCCCGCGCCACCAGCGGCGCGCCAACCTGGTACTGGCCGCAGAATGCCGTGTGAACACCTATAAGGGCGTCGTTCGGCCCAAGATCCAGCGCCGTTGTCCAGGTTTGAATGACACGATAGTTCTGTAAATGCTCCACCGCCTCCCGCGCCCAATCGGCCTTGCGGTGCCAGATGTCGGCATCACCCCAGGCAATATATTCCGCATCCGGCAGTCGCCGGATACCTTCGTTCACGGCGCATTCCTTGCTCCACGCCCAGCTATCCGCACGTAAACCTACGTGATGAACATGCGGCAGGTCACACGTGAAGGCGCGCCTGCCATACTGCACCTCAACAACCGTCAAGCGTGCGCCAGAGTCCAGAATATGTGTTACCCAATCGCGGTAGTTCCGGT